CCGCCCATAATTTCGTAGTCAACTAAGTCTTCGCCGTCGTCTGCACTATAGTCTTGTTCGTTATATACTTTAGTATCAAAGCACCACAATTTAATGTTGTAGTCTCTGTACTCGTCCATAATGCCTTGTACTTCACTTAAAAAGTCACGTCCTTGAATTTCACCAATTGACCCCGACATATCAATGCTAATGCACAAGTCGATAGTTTCATCAAAATTCATACCTGGAAGTATTGCACCTGTATGCCAACCTTTGCGTGATGGACGACTAAACGTGTAGTCACAACGTATTGTGCTTTGAATCTGTTGACGTAGTATTTCACGCCAGTTCATTTTAGGTTCAGTAAGGTCTTTAATCATACGTGCAATTTCACCCGGAACATTACCTGCACCTGATGCTTGAGCGGCTGACATCATGCTTTCTTTGATCTCTTCTTTGATCTTGCGCATTTCATCTTTTGAATATTTAGGTTGCGCTTTGCCTCCGTTGCCACCTTCTTCAGGACCTTCGCCTTCGCTGTCGCCTTCCCAGTCAAGATGTTCGTCTAACATTTCACCCAGTTGCTTTAAATATTCTTCACCGTTTTGTTTTGCTTTTTCAAATAGTTCATCATAAACAGATTCTGAACTCCAGTTATCGTATTTAAAGTCTTGGTAACAATCTACTACTTTAGGCTTTTCACCAATGCGATCACGTACAAGTAAGTTGTTTACAATGTAGTCTGCAGCAATATTATAGATCATAGGATCACGGTCATCTCTGCGGCCTAAGTGATCAAATACGCAATGTAGGATTTCGTGTGCAATGACAAATTCAATTTCTCTATTTGTCATTGCATTAAAGAATTGTGTGTTAAAATACAAGTGACGCCCGTCAGTTGCCGCTGTAGGACACCAATCGTCACACGGTAAAATTTTAAGGCGTGTTGCCATATTACCAAAGAACGGATGACGGAGTAGCAAACCTACTCTAGCAACAATAATGTCTTCCATTACTTTTGTGCGCATTATAGCTAATGCTTCTGGTGTAATATCCGGATCTGCTGTAAATCCTTTAATGTCTATGCCCATAACGTTAACTCCTATAATGCTTTATTGTTCTTACAGTATACTATATTTAACAATAGATGTCAAGCGTAATTGGGCGTTTTGAAGAGATCGCCCAAACTCTTACGTCTATGCTTCTTGTGCTTTGGTAATATACTTGCCAAAGCGTTCATGGAACTCATCAAAGCATTCTACTTCGTCTGGGTCAATTGGTAACGCATATTGCGTAAGGGCTAACTTAATACCCATTACAACTAACTCAGTTTCGAAGTTATCCATCATAAAGCGTAGGTAGTTATTAACTTTATCGTCAAACTTCTTATCGCCTTTGTCGGATGCTTCTTTAAGTTCGTAGCAGAGCGAGACTGTTAAGGAATACATGGCACTGATTTCTTTAGTCTTAAGCTCTTTAACCTTTCCTGCTAAAATGTCAGTTGGGTTAGGCATAGACGCTGCTACCTTGCGGTGAGCAACAAACTTTATTCCAAGTCCTTCGCCTACAGCACCTGATACAAGATCAGTTGTTGTTTCTTCATCTAGGTCATCTTCTAGTAATTCTGATACAAACGACCATGTTCGAGGTGTTGCAAAAGAACGACTTGGACTCTTAGGATCAAAATCGTAAAGATCTTTTTTGCTAAATGTTAAGTAACCAACAACATCTGCATGGATATTATTTGCTACAGCCCAAGCAAAGTAATCGTCCCAGTCAACTGCTAGTTCAATATGTACAAATCTGTTTGCTAACGGAGCAGGCATTCTATAAGTAACACCTTTGTCAGCATCTCGGTTACCAGCTGCAACAATTAGTACGTTATCTGGTAACTTATAAGCACCGACTTTACGGTTTAAAATAAGCTGATAAGCCGCCGCCTGTACTGCCGGAGCCGCTGAATTCATTTCGTCTAAGAACAATACAATCCAATCATATTGTGCTGCAAATTCTGCTGTTGGTAATTCTTGTGGCGGTGCCCATGCCATCACATTATCGTTTGCTGCATAGTACGGAATACCTTTAATATCTGTAGGTTCCCAAAGCGACAAGCGAATATCAATTAAGTGTGAATTAGGAAGTTCTCTAGTTACTTGCCCGACAATGTCGGATTTACCAATACCCGGAGGACCCCACATAAAGATAGGACGTTGCTTTTTGAAAGCATGCCTAATACTCTTCTTTGCACGGTTGGGTGATACAGTTCGAATTGCTACGTTTTCCATTTTGTATTCCTCTTTAGTTTCTATCAGTGCCATACTGTTTTATTAGTATGTGTATATTATAGCACCAACTACACTAATGGTCAACCACTTTTGGAATCTTTTTGTCTATTCATTGCTTTTATTAGGCCATATTTTCTAACATCGCCACTAAACAAATGAAGTTCCATAGCTTTTTTTTCGTTAGTAACAGTAATGCCTGTCTTGTCAAAGTAGTACGGGCAGTCTATAAACTGATCCATCCATATAATAACATTAGTAGTGAATTCAAACCCTTTTGGATACGGCACTGCATACATCTGTAATTCAAGTTCTTCTGTTACAAATGCATATCCTGCGTCTGTAAGACGAAGTCCGCCTGTATCTTTTGATCTAGTGTTTTGCCACCAGGACGACATATACTCAGTAAGACTTGCTTCGTGTACAGCCTTACCGGAATTCTTTAGAAAAATCTTAGTGTAAGTTTCTTTCCAGTTCATTAGTCAACCAGTGGAACATTCTCACCTGCAGATAGCTTTACAACAGTAAAGTTCTCACAGCTGAATAAATCATTAAGTTTTTTAGCTAAATTAATAGCATGTCCTGGGTTAGAGAAGGATACTTTCTTATACTTAGGCCCTGGATAGTTTGTTAAACTATGTGATGATTTAAGATTAAATGGTTTGTTGTTATAGAATACTGCCCATATAGCATCAGCATCGAGTATTTGCTCGCTTTTATAGGTCTTTTTATCTATAAATTCTAATAAAACCGTTGGTTTTGGTCTGCTCATATACGTTGTCCTTTAATAAACTACGTATATATTTAGCTATTTTTACCAACCTTTGCCACCGTCCATTTGAACTTCGATGACTTCGTTGTCGGTATTGCCCTGTTTTGCCAGTAAACTTTCTAAGTCTCCGTTGAGTCTAGCCATTACTTCGCCTAGTGTAAATGCTAGACGCTTAGCCTGCTGGATGTCTAATGTGACATCTCTAGCCCTACTAGCGTCAGCACTTCTTACTTGAGATATAAACTGCTGTATAGACGCAGTGTTAAGCGGCTCATTTAGCATTTGCTTTACTCAATTCTGTACGCATTTCGATTGCTGTAGTAAAAGGTCCTTTATATGCATAACGTTCAATAGTAATTGATTTAGGACAAAAGCTCTTAACCCAGCCTTTTTCAAATTGAATAATATAAAATCCTGCACAGTACAAACTTTTAGATTTATCGCTTTTTGTAAACAACGGTAGTTTCTGTTTAATATCATAAAGTGGATTATGCGGTTTGCAACTTGTAGGAAAGCCGTGAACTTCGTCTAGTGTGACTTCTGTAATTTCTAGCGCACTCCAGTTAACAGTCCCTAAGTCTTTTTCTAACGCTCTTTTGTCATCAACAAATCTTGTGCCATTTGCATCAGTTACCATATACTTTTCATCTGAGTAAGCAAGGGTTGCAACCTTGTTACCTTCGCTTTCGAGTATCCAAAACTTTCCGTCTATAATTTCTTTTGCTTTTAGTGTCATCCTATATACCTCGCTTGTAGCGGCTCCGCATAACTTTGAGCCTGTTCACTCATTCGCTGGAGATCCCACTTAGCGCAAAACTTCATAAGACGCATTCCAACTTGTGATATTTGTTTAGGTTGTGCTGCGTCTTCAATAACATCATTAATAATACTTCTAATATTACCAGGTTGTGCCGTTAAGTCGCATAATACAACGTTTCGATTGTAGTCATCTAGTACACGATGTTCTACACCTTCATGATCTACCCAACGCTGTAGCATCATGTTATTCCAGTTGTATCCTTTAGCACCTTTATCTTCATATGCTTCAATAAGTCCAACTTTGTTCTTAGTACCTTTCTTACGTACACCAGGATAAGCACTAAACACGTTATCACTAGTATCACCACGCATACACTTTTCAAACAACATAAAGTCAGGATGCGGTGCAGGCTTAGGCTCTTGTGTCTTCTTATCAATTACACGGTTACCTTTCTTATCAAAGTAACCTTCGTGTGTAATAGTAGTCTCAGATACACCGTTATACTGCTTACAATTAGGAGCAATAAGTTGTGCAAAGTCGCCATCTGTGCTAATAATAACATGATTATCGTTAGGGTGTGCTTGTACCCAACCAGCAATAAGATCATCTGCTTCTAGTTGCTTGTGTTGCATAACTGTACAATTAGTCTTTGTATCGACGAAATCTTTAAATGTATCAAACGCCTCCCAAAACAGTGTCTCTTCTTCTTGTTGTGCTTCTGTAAGTGCATCTCGAGATACTTTGCGGTTGCGTTTATAAGGAGCATAAACATCTTTGCGCCAGCTACGACCTTCTAAACAGAACACAACATGATCAGCCTTAAAGTCCTGCCATGCCTTTCTAACACCAGCAAGTGTGATATGAAACGCCATACCTATCTTTGTATCTAAGTCGCCTCGAATAACGTGCCTTGCACGAAAGAATGTATTTGCTGTGTCTACTAGTACATAAGTTGCCATTATATTGCCTTGTTTAAGTTGCGTTGTATATTATTATACACGAGTTTGCGATAGATGTCAAGTAAAATTACCACCCCATTTGCTCCCAAGGTACATCTTTGTCACCAAAGTGTCCGTAAATACAATTCTCGCTATAGTTAGTATAGTTGAAAAGATCAAATCTGTCAATGATTCCTTTTGGTGTTAAATCAATTTCACGCTCAATAAAGTTAGCTATCGAACGATTGTGTCCGTTCGAATCAATATAAATGCTTGTTGGTTCTTTAATACCAATAGCATAACTTAGTTGTATATTACACCAGTCTGCCATTTCATCTGCTACTACGTTCTTAGCTAACCAACGGGCCATATAAGCTGCACTACGATCTACTTTAGTAGGATCTTTGCCACTAAAAGCACCGCCCCCGTGAGGAGCAAACCCCCCATAAGTATCGACAATAATCTTTCTCCCAGTAACTCCGGAGTCACCATCAGGACCACCAATAACAAAATTGCCAGTAGGATTAAGATGCCATACAGTATCGCTATCAATTAAGTCTCCTAACTCTTCTATTGCCGCAAGTTTACATAAATGCCTTGCTTCTTCTACATTGCCTTCAGTGTGCTGTGTACTAATAACAATTTGATCAATGCGTTTAATAACACCGTCTCGTCTTGCACCATTGTACTCTACACTTACTTGTGATTTAGCATCCGGACCTAGTATACTACCACGCTTTGTCTTTAAGTTTTTAAGGATAGCGTGACTGTAATGAATAGGCGCTGGCATCATGCTAGGTGTATGATTACACGCATAACCAAACATAATACCTTGATCGCCTGCTCCAAAGCTATCTGTGCCTAGTGCAATGTCTGCACTTTGTTCGTGAATTTCATTATACAACCGTAATTCGTCCCAATGAAATCCATCTTGCTCGTAGCCAATTTCTTTAACTTTGTTTCGAACAATTTGTTCTACTTCGGCTCTAGTTACATTAAAGTTCTTAACTTCGCCTGCTAGTGTAACCATGTTGGTAGTTACTAGTGTTTCAACTGCTACTCGTGTAGTTGTATCGCCTGCGGCTAATCCGGCATCTACAATCGCATCACTAATTTGATCTGCTACTTTATCTGGATGCCCGTCACTAACACTTTCACTTGTAAAAATATGTTTTTGCATTATGATACTTCACTCGCTCCGTCAGCCAACGGCTTTACATTAATATATCCTGCACCTCGATCTGTATCCATGCCTTCTTCTGATAACATGTTATAGACAATGTCTTTGAACCAACGATCGACTACTTCTTCTTCAGGATCGGATTCTGTGCCGTAACCGTGTCTAATTAATTCTACAATAAAGTATTTGTTCCAGTCAAGTTCAAAAAACCCATTGCGTATATTCTTTTCATTTACTTTCATGTCAAGTACATTAACCCAAGGCATCTTCTTACGTGTTGCATATGCCTTAGGGTCAGTGCCTTTAACATGTGCTAGTTCTTTTTCTTTTAACTCTTTTTCTTGCTTGTCAATCTTTGCTTGATTAGCTTCTACCTTGTCTTGCCCTGTTAATTTTTTAATAAAGTTTTTCATATTAATCCTTTTCTTCTTAGTTTATCGTCTAAATTTTCTTTGTCAATTGGAGCAGTCATTGCTGTCTTGTGTACGTCATTAATGTACTTAGGTTCCCTAGGTACCCCAGGCATTTCCGAATAAGCTGATGTGTAGTCTAGGGGTGAAGCGCCATCCCTTTTCCATGCAAACTTCCGCAACTTCTTTAACGTTAAGGACATACTCTTCCGAGCGTCCCCCAAGCGGCATACAATATACTGGACACTCAACGCCGACATCACGATATGCTTGCACAGCTCGCCCAGCTTCATCAATGTCTGCACGATCAGCAACGACAAATTTAAGATAAAGATCACTGCCATCAACAGTGGAATAGTTAAGAGCGACATCAGGCTTAATAGCGTCCATCCAAGATTCTCCGCTAACGGATAGCTTAGGCGAACAACTCCACGTGACAGTAATTCTGTCACTATTGTTGAGATAGTTGTAGAGGTCATCATGTAATACTTGTGTAGTGTTTGTTTCAAATGTAACATTTTTTAAATCCTTCATACGTGGATGTTCGAACAGTTCTACGTAAAGTCGTTGCCACGCTAACAACGGCTCACCACCTGTCATAATTAAATGGATATCTTGTCCGTTATCCATTGTCCACTTGCCTTCTGGAGTAAGAGATAGCAAATGCTCAACTACTTCTTCAACTTCTGCAAGTTTGTTAAAGTCTTTAAACTCAGGATAGATACTTGCATAAGTGTCACATCCTGTATGGATAATAGGCAAATCTGTAAACTTTTCAGTCTTTGCAATAATGCCATCATCTAACAAATCTTTTACTTCTTGATTGTAGCGTTGCCCGCCTGCAAGTTTTTCTGCACGACTAGGTTCATCTTTACCGAGTCCAAAGTTCATACAACGGAAGTTACAACCGAAGGTACGCAAGAATACACTAGGTACTCCTACAAACTTACCTTCGCCTTGTACGCTGTAGAACGCTTCACTGTACCGCAACTTCATCGTGCAAACTCCTGTTGCAATTTAATGTTGTCAAAGAACTCCTTCTTAGTACCCGGATCATATTTAAAACTACCTTGTAATACAGTTGTTTGTGTAAGACTGCTAGTTGCCATAATGCCACGGTTCTCACAACAGCCGTGTGTTGCTTGAATATAAACACCTAAGTTTTCTGCACCAGTTGCTTTACCAATCTCACGTGCAATGTCATTTGCAAGTTCTTCTTGTAGAGTGCCACGTCGAGCGCACCATTGTGCAATACGTGTGTACTTACTAAGTCCGATAAGTTTGTCTGCAGCAATAATACCAATATATGCAGTGCCTGTAACAGGCTGGTGATGATGTGAACACATGCTTTTAAGTTCACTACGTACAACCAACATTCCGTCATATCGTTCATCACTGTCATTAGGAAATGCTGTTGCACTTGGCATTGGGTCATACCGACCTGACATAATCTCATTAAAGTACATCTTAGCAAGCCGTCTTGCTGTACCTTCTGAGTTAGGATCGTTGCGTCGATCAATAATTAGTGTATCTAGTACAGTGTTAAAAGCTAGAGTAGCTTCATCAATAAGATCTTGTTTATCTCCATCTTCTAACACTGCACTAATATTGTCGCCGGCCCAAAAGCGTATATTGTTTACTTCTAGACGTTGTTTAACTACTTCTGATTTATTCATTCACTTCTCCGATGTTTAGGCAGGGGATTGCCTGTAATATACTATAAGTATACACGTTTATTTAGGTTTTGTCAACCGTTAACTAAAATAATTTTAGCATTTCTAAACGGTCATTTGCTTCTGCCATTTTATCAAGTTCTGTTTGAATAGCCTCCATCACATCACTGTGTTCACCAATACCGGCTGGGTTAGTTAAGTACACTTCGACATTTGCTTTGTGCAATGCAATAGCGCCTTCGGCATGTTTCTGTGCCGCTTCAATCATCATGTTACGCATGATAGTTTCCTTTCTCTGGGATAACGTGACGTACCCCGCCACGGGGGTCTTCTGTATCACCGTCTCTTCTAAAGATAAGGTGTACGTGGGGATACATGCAAGTCTGACCTGCACTCTCTCCCATATTAAGGCCAATGTTATAGCCTGTAATATCATTGTTTGCTGCTACTTTATTTTGATCGCCCATAGCAACAGCAAATTTAAAACATTTCATTAGCTCTTCTTGTGTCACTTGTTTAGGTACTATAAGAGTATGTCCTTGTGTAACCGGATATGCATCTTCGTACACTACAAAGTCTCTAGTATCGTATGTTACATTGGTCCACGGCGCTCGCCCGTCCGCTTGTGCCTTAGCTAGAGTATCAATACTCACCTACATTCTCCCATGGGTAAACTAACCAAACATCTTCTTCAGCTTTGTTGATTTCGTGACAAGTATAACTAACAGGAACTTCGGCATTACTTGCACCATTATCTGTTAGTGTCGCAAAGCGAACATTGTTGCCCCATACTGCATTCCATCGATCATGCTCCATTGGCATACAGCCCGATGGCCAGTCTTCTTTGATCCAATTGAAAGTAGCACCAGTATCGTTGATATCATCTACAATAAGGATGTTCTTACTCAATGGAGGGAAGCCTTCCTCTCCTTTAGGTTCGTAACCAAATGCATCTTCTGCCATCCATAAGTTGCTTTCGCTTTCACTGTCATCGTCTCGTAGACTAACTTTAAGTGCTTCGCAACGTATGCCAGTCATATTACTAATAATAGTAGCAGGTACATTACCACCGCGTGTAAGTCCTACAATGTAATCAGGACGCCAGTTGTCTGTATACATTTGATTAACAATGCTTACACACATACGTTCAATGTCAGTCCAGCTGTAATAATGTTTCTTAATCATAGTTAGTCCTTAGTTAATTATATCAGGGGTTATTAAATCTACAGTGTTTACGACTGTCTTGCCTGCATATA